AACGATAGATTATGTTCGTTGGGTCACCTTTGTATTTTTTGGGATAAGAAGGTTTATATTTTCCTTTATATGACATCTAAATACTTAATAATCTAAGTCGGCATATTTTATTTAGATGACGGTATCAAGAAAGAGAATAACAGAATACATTACAAAAATAGCACACTCTGCTCAAACATCTCACTATCAAGTATTTTTTGATGGGTTGAGTGTTGATCTGACAAAATTTTTGGGTGGTAAAGGAGTAGATAATCGATTTATTATTGAGGAAGCTGGTCTTCGTTGTAGTAGTGCTTCTATTCCTGGTAGTTCTCTTGCCACTGCAAATATTATTGGTAATTATACGGGTGTCCAAGAAAAAATGGTACACTCTAGAATTTTTACCGAAATGAGTTTGGAATTTTTTGTTGATCGAGATTATAAAGTAATTAAATTATTTGAACATTGGATGGACTACATCACAAATGGATCTGAGGGTGGAGACGTAAGAAAATCGGATGCCGGATATTTTTATAGGATGAAGTATCCTAGAGAATTGGATAAAGGATATAAGTGTGATAAAATTAAAATTGTAAAGTTTGAACCAAGTCAAGGAAAAGAATTGGAGTATACATTTTATGGTGCCTTTCCTATAAATTTCTCATCCACACCTGTTCAGTATGGTGGTTCTGATGTTTTGAGAGCAAATGTGACTTTTAACTATGAAAGATATATTGCCGGAAAAGAAACAAGTAAGAGTCAGCAAGAAAATGTTAATGAAAATAATTCTGAAACAACATGATAAATATCCATAACTGAACTATTTGGATTGTCATGCCTTTACCAAAGATTGCGACACCGACATATGAGTTGGAACTACCATCAACCGGAAAAAAGATAAGATACAGACCTTTTCTAGTTAAGGAAGAGAAGGTTCTTATTATTGCAATGGAATCTGAAGATCAGAAAGAAATTACAAATGCAATTAAAACTGTAATTTCAAACTGCATTCTAAGTCGAGGAGTGAAAGTCGAGCAGTTATCGACTTTTGATATTGAATACTTATTTTTAAATATTAGAGGTAAGTCCGTGGGTGAGCAGGTCGATGTTCTTATTACATGTCCCGATGATGAAGAAACACAAGTTCCTGTAACAATTCCTCTTGATGTTATTAAAGTTCAAAAAGATCCTGAGCATAGTCGAGATATTAAATTAGATGATAATTTGATAATGAGAATGCGATATCCAGCCATGTCAGAATTTATTAAGTCTAATTTTAGTATTTCTGATGGATCTCTTGGTGTAACTGAATCATTTGATTTGATTGCATCATGTATTGAACAAGTCTATAATGAAGAGGAATCTTGGAGTGCCTCTGATTGCACCAAAAAAGAACTTGTGGACTTTATTGAGCAGTTGAGTTCTAAACAATTTAAAGAAATTGAAAAATTTTTTGAAACAATGCCAAAATTGTCTCATACAATCACTGTGATGAATCCTAAGACGAAAGTCAAAAATGAAATTATATTAGAGGGTCTGGCATCTTTTTTCGCGTGAGTATGGCGCATATTGATCTTGCGTCATACTATAAAGTTAATTTTTCTTTGATGCAGCACCATAAATATTCATTAACGGAGATAGAAAATATGATTCCGTGGGAAAAGGATGTGTATGTGGCACTTCTTCAACAATATATTGAAGAAGAAAACTTAAAACAGCAGCAAAGAAGTGGCATTTAGTAGTCAATCATTTAAAGCACCACAATTAGGAAGAAAAAGAGTTTCGTTCAGAAAAACTCTTGGTGATGTCGCTCAGTCTGGAGTAAGTCCATCATCGGGAGAATATTTAACCTCAGAAGATAGAAAAGCACTTTTTAGATCAAGAAATATAGATGCCCAAAAAGTTTTTGGAAAACCTGGAGCACTTGTAAAACTAGATAATCTCGGACCAATTGTAAAGACAGATCAAGATGAAGATCAGCAGAGTGGGTCACAAACAAATGCAGAATCATTAGGATCAAGAGTCACTGCTCTCGAAAAATCTGTTATCACCATACAGGAATCAATAAAGAAACTATCGGAATTTCTAGTCGATGATGCAAAGAAAGACCAACAGTTATTATTAAAAGGACAGAAAACAGAAGATATTGCAAAAGAAAAGGAAAAGAGAAGAAGAAAAGAATCTACCTTAGAATCTGTTGCCAAAGGAATTGGAAATACTCTTCTGGCACCAATCAAAGCAATTGGTGGTAGAGTAAAAGGTATTCTGTCTAGAGTATTAGAATTTCTTAAAATTCTTTTTGTTGGTTGGTTGACTGATAAGGGAATAAAAGCTTTTAGATCTTATATGGAGGGTAATAAAGAAGAATTTGAAAGAATTAGAAATAATATATTAGGAGCACTTGGTCTTGTTATGGGTATTATTGCCGGTGTTAGTGTTGGTCTGGCAGCAATTCCAGGATTGATTTTAGGTATTCTTCCTACTATTGCCACTATTGGTGCTGCGATAGTGGGATTTTTATTGTCACCTGCTGGGTTGACTACACTAGCATTTTTAGGTCTTGCCGGACTTGCTGGAATGGGAATACAGGCGATAGATAAACAAAAATTAAAAAGTGCCTATGGCGATAAACAAGAATATATGGATGAAGGTGCCTTTAGTCAAAAACTTTTACTACAATATGGCGGTTCGGCAACTGAAAAGGAAAGAGAAGAAAATCTAACACCCAGTGAGAAGAATGAATATAATGCTCTTAAGGAGTATAATTTAGCTCTTCAAAGAAGAGGAGATGCTTTTGATAGAATCAGGGAATTAGAGAAAAAACTTCCTAAACTAAAAAAAGCAGCAGATGAAGGTAAAAGAAAACCAGGAGCAGGTATAAAAACAAATAGTTATAATACTGCAAAAACTGATCTTATCAAACAAAAGAAAATTTTTAAAAACTCCGATGATAGAGTACGACAGATTAAAAATCAACTTACACTAAAAGGAAAAACTTTAGGAGAGGTAAAAACTGATTTTGATTTGGGCAAAATAATACAGACAGGAATAAGTCAGGCTGGAACACCAAGAAGTGCTTATGGTTTAGGATATTCAATAAAACAAAAAGTAGAACCACAAAAAGAAGTATCACCCACACCCACACCAACTCCTTCACCCACACCAACTCCTACAGCAACCCCTGTACCGTCACCAGTAACCAGTCTTGCTCAGACAAGACAAATTCCTACACCAGAACCAAAGAAAGAACCAACAGTAATTTTTAGACCTAATCCCCAGGTTCAACAAAAAGAACCTGCATCTGTGACAAATGGAAATAGTGAGACTCCAAATATTTCATCATCAAATCCAAATAATTTTTATACCATGTACTCACAAATACAATATAACGTGGTAAGATAAGATGGCACTAGCAGCAGTCGCGGCAGGAGCAGTAAGAATAGGATCAATGGTAGGTAAAACTGCCATTGGAGTCACTAAGGTTGCAGGATCTACGATAAGATCCGGTGCTAGAGTTGGAAGTCGTGCGACTGCAAAAGGTGCAAAAAAAGTAAATGCCGGACTTAAAAAAGCAATACTTCAAAGAAAGAGAGTTCAAAGAACTACTTTTTTAAAAAATCAGAGAAGAAAAAGAAGAGATGTTGAATTGCAAAAAAGAAATGCAAAGGAACAAGAATTAGAAAAAAGAAGTGTAAGTAAAGGTGGAAGGGGTATTAAAGTTCCCACTGTTGCAAGAAACCCTTTACAGGCGTTAATTGAGTTTTTGTCTACGATACTTATTGGGTGGTTAATAAATAAACTCCCTCAAATTATAGAATGGGCAGAAAAACTAATATCTTTTGTCAAGAAAACTGTTAAGATAATTGGAAGTTTTTTCAGTAACTTAAAAGATGCTCTGTCTAGTGTTGTTGACTTATTCAAAAATACTTCTGAAGCAATCAAGAATTTTGATTTTACTGATAAAGATAAGAAAATAAGAGATTCCTTCGATAAATTAAAAGAATCTTTTAAAAAAATGGGGAAAGATATTGAAGATGGTAAAAAACTTTTAAAAGAAACCACACAGAAAAGTCCTCAAGAAATAATGAGTCAAGAAAGATCTGAATTAATGTCAGATCCTGATGAAGTGAAATCTCAAATAGAAAGAGTGCAAACTGGTGAAACTCCAACGGTTCAACCTCAAACTCCAATAATACCAACTTCTAATCCCAATGTTGGTATAAGTGAAATGGATTTGTTCAAGAGACTTGTACTGGCAGAATCCGGTGGGGAGGGAATACTGGGAATGGCACTTGTGGCAAGAAGTGTGATGAACAGAGCAGGACTGATACAATCTGGGCAAGCTTCTACCGGGACATTTCTTGCACGAGATCCTTCTATAACCGGTGTCATTATGGGTAGGGGTCAATATCAACCAATTAGTGATGGAAGTATTAACACACCAAGATCTCAGGGACAATTAGAACAGGCACAGCAGGCAATAAATATTGCTTCTAATCCTGCAGATCTTAGGGGAAGATTGGAGGTGACTGGAAAATCTTCTGATGAAATTAATAAACTTATGGCATCAACTGGATTTAGAACTGGAAGTGCATTTAATGATCCATCTCAGAATGTAAACGTTACTAAGTACAAAAATCATTATTTTAATACTGCAGGAAATCCCAATATAGCAGTTTCTAAAGCCACTATATCTGACATGAACCGAACACTCATTCCTTCTCCGAGAGTAGAAACAAACTTAAGAATTGATACAACTTCTGAAGATGTTATTGTAATTGATGATCAACCAGTTCCTGTTGCTTCGACAACAGTTAGAGGTTCTTCATCTATTATTTTTGTTCCGGTCGGACCTTCATTAAATAGTATATTGAAGCAACAATTACTTTTAGATTTAGCATATACATAAATGTCAGCAGCAGAAGCCTCTCTTTACGAAACCCTGGTAATTCAATCAAACGATCAGGAAAGAACAGTCGATATTCGACTGGGAACTGTTTCTGTTGATTATTATGAGGATATATTTTCTCCGACAATAACTGCAAAAATTAAAGTTGTAAATACCGGAGATACTATAGGATTAGAGAGAAATGATCCTAATAGACAATCTCTTTATAATGGACTACCTCTTCGTGGAGGCGAACGTGTTGCAATGAAAATATTAGACAGAGGAGAGAGAAAAACTGGACTTGATTTTGCAACAAATTCTGATAGTTATCTTTATGTTTCCAGTATTACTGATGTTGTTTCTGAAACTCAAAGAGAAAGCTTTACTCTACATTTAGTTTCAAGAGAAGCAATAACAAATGAGACGACAAGAGTTATAAAAAAATATCCAACAGGTTTATCAATTAGTGATTCTGTTCAAAAAATATTGAAAGATGTATTAAAAACAAATAAGTTTAATAATTCAACAATTGAAAAATCTCAAAATAAGTACGGATTTATTGGAAATCTTAGAAAACCTTTTACAGTATTAGTTTGGTTGGCATCAAAAGCAGTACCTGTAAGTTCTGGAGATGCAACGGCAGGTTTTGTATTTTATCAGACACAGGATGGATTTAATTTTAGGTCAATTGATAATTTGATTGATCAACAAGCCAAGGCAACATATGAATATACGGAAATTAATCAATCAAGTATTGAGAGAAATAATGACTTTCAAATTACTGCATATACTACTGATAGAAATCAAAATTTGATTGAAAAGTTGCGTCTTGGAACTTATGCAAGTCAGAGAATGTTCTTTGATCCACTAACTTTTAATTTTACGACACCAGACCAAGGATTATTTCAATTGGATGGATATAAGAAAAAGATAAAAAATCTTGGTGATAAATTAGATCTTCCTTTGTTAAGTGAAACGACAGACAAAACATTAGGTCAAACACCCACGAGAATATTGTCTTCTGTCCTTGATATTGGAACAATGGAGAAAGATGTATCTACTG